GAAGTACGTAAGGCACTTTCTGAAGAAGAATCAGGTGAAGAGACAGAAGAAACTGAAAATACTCAGGTTCTTTCTGAGGACGAACTTGACGAATTGAAGAAAGAGTATCAAATCGATGTTAAAACTGATGTCGAGGCTTTGATTCAAGGCGAAGAGTTATCAGAAGAATTCAAAGAAAAAGCGGCCACAATTTTTGAAGCCGCAGTATTTGCAAAGGTTAATGAAGAAGTTAACCAAAGAGTTGAGGCTCTTGAAGAGCAATACAAAGCACAACTTGAAGAAAGCATTCTTGAGACACGAGAAGAAATGGTCAAGAAAGTTGATGACTATTTGAATTATGTTGTCAAAGAATGGATGCAAGAAAATGAATTGGCAATCGAAAAAGGAATTCGTTCTGAGATTGTCGAGGATTTCATGGTAGGTCTTAAAAATCTTTTTGTCGAACATTATATCGACATTCCAGAAGAAAAGGTTGATCTTGTTGATGATCTTTTTGCTAAGGTTGAAGATCTTGAAGAATCTTTGAACAAAGAAATGGAAAAGAACGTTGAAATGCAAAGCGACTTAAAAGAGTACAAAAAACTCGAAGCAGTTGCCAATATTTCAGAAGATCTTACCGATGTTCAAATAGAAAAAATGCAGAAACTTGCTGATAGCGTAGAATTTGAATCAGAGGAAGAGTATGCAGAAAAATTGCAGGTAATTAAAGAAAATTATTTTCCTGCAAAAGGTTCAGTTACTTCTGAGGAAGAAACGACAAACGATGATTCCCAACAAGAAGTATTAACTGAAGAGGAAGCCAAAGAAGTTGAGAAGACGGCAGAAATGTCTGACACTATGAAATGGTATAGTTCGGCTATCTCAAGAACAATTAAAAAATAATCCTAACGCACCCTATAGGAGAAAGTAAATATGTATTTGTCTGAACAATTACAAAAAAAATGGGCTCCTATCCTTGAGCATCCAGAACTTGGACAAATTAAGGACCCATATAGAAGAGCAGTAACAACTGTTCTTTTAGAGAATCAGGAAAAAGCACAAAGACAAGAAGCAGAAGTGATGTCCTCACAAAATTTCTTGACAGAAGCAAATTTTGGTGCTGGTGAAATGCCAGACATTCCTGCAAACCACGATGCATCTGGATCTGGTGGTGGTCACGTTGCAAAATTTGATCCAATTCTTATTTCACTTGTTAGACGATCTATGCCTAACTTGATTGCATATGACATTTGTGGTGTGCAACCAATGACAGGTCCTACTGGTCTTATTTTTGCAATGAGATCTAAAAAAGGCTCAGGTAATGTCAGCGGTGAAAGTTTCTATAATGAAGTAGATACTGCATACTCTGGTAATACAAGCGTAGCACAAAATTCAGATTTGAATCCTGGTCTTATTATGACCGGTGGAGATAATACATCTAACACAAAACTCGTCTTGACTGGTGGCGGTATGAAAACCGCTCAGGCTGAAGATCTTGCTCCAGCCGCAATGTCTTTCAGTATTGAGAAAGTAAGTGTTACTGCAAGGTCAAGAGCCTTGAGAGCAGATTATACAATGGAAGTTGCTCAAGATCTTAAAGCCGTTCACGGTCTTGATGCTGAGACAGAACTTTCAAACATTCTCTCAGCAGAAATTCTTGCTGAAATCAATAGAGAAGTTGTAAGAAAAATTTATCAGGATGCAAAAAAAGGTGCCCAGCATAATGTAACAAATAGAGGTATCTTTGATCTTGACACTGACTCTAATGGTCGTTGGTCCGTTGAAAAATTCAAAGGTCTTATGTTCCAAATTGAGCGTGAAGCCAATGTTATTGCAAAAGAGACACGTAGAGGTAAAGGTAATATTATCATTACTTCTTCTGATGTTGCTTCTGCACTTCAAATGGCCGGTGTTCTTGATTACACACCTGCTCTTGACAGTAATAATCTTAGCCCAGATGACACAGGCAATACTTTTGTTGGTGTTCTAAATGGTCGCTACAGAGTTTATATCGATCCATATGCAGTCGCCAGTGCAACAAACTGGTTCGTATGCGGATATAAAGGTTCTTCAGCATATGATGCTGGTCTCTTTTATTGCCCATACGTTCCATTGCAAATGGTTCGTGCCATTAATGATTCTACTTTCCAACCAAAAATCGGTTTTAAAACTCGATATGGTATGGTTAAGAATCCATTCTCACGAGGCGCAACAGAGCCAAGTGCGGTTACCGATTCTGAGTTTGGTGGTGATCTTAGCACCGCCGCTCAGAACAATGTCTACTACAGACTTGTTCGTGTAGATAACTTGATGTAATTTTTCTTGTACATTAAGTTATAGT